ATACGGTAACACCCGGGGATCAAATGTACTCTCTTCCAGTGAGTTTGGGTGAAAGAGACTGCATGGATGACATGGGTTGTCAAGAGATTTACGGTAACGAGACCGTAAACATATTGGGACAATCGGGTGATTATGCCGCGAAACTGTACCGAACAGATGACTTCTTTTAATCTACGCGACGACGACGACTTCCTCCTCCTCCTCCTCCGTCGCCGGTGGTTCCTTCTCTGTGGTTGAATCCAATTTAGGTATAGGTAACATAGCTAATAATTTAGGTATCATGGCTAATATTCTATGATACGTATCCAACGCCAATAGACCAGAAACTACTATGAGCAACGCGAACGAAGCGTATCCGACTGGTTTTAATGGGACTGGAACCCACCACCCAATTAATTTTTTGCGCATCACGTTAGATATCATGATACAGCAACAAAGTATCGATAATGCGGACACGGAATAGTGTTTATTTCTATCGAATGGCACCGTTGGACTCCATGCGTCTTGACCTGCAAATAAATTTATACCGAGTACATTCAATAGAGGTAGAATCAAAGCCGGTAACATCTATTATTTACATATATTTTATATTTAGTCCGAAACGCATTTTCATGAAGCGCATTGCGTCGCGCAGGTCTGGTTCACTCCATAAAAGCCACCTGGACCAAAATCCCGCAGTCTTCAAACCCGAGATTCCCCAATCCTCGAGTTTGCTCTTAGTCACTTTAGACATTCTCTCGTGTACCTTTTGTGGATCACTAAATTTACGTGTATCGCCACCGCCGTGTCGTAATACATAGAGACGCATGCGCATGGGATTTTTGTGTATGGTATAGTCCGTGTATCCCTTGCCACCGAAGTCCACGTGGTCTCCGTCCGGAAAGGTCACCCTGTACTTCTTTTCACGGATCGGACTTTTTCTGAGAATGACTCTCATTATTATTTACTTCCGAAAAAGTTTTGAAAAAAAAAATAAATTTTTAAAAACTTTTTTCTTTAAAAAGAAAGTGAAAAAAATATTTTTTTTATTTTTAAAAATTTTACTAGAAAACAAAAAATAAAAAAAAATAAAAATTTCAAAACTTTTTTCTTTCAAAAGAAAGTGAAAAAAATAAAAATTTTTTTATTCGTTTTCGAGAAGACCACTGAATAAATTTAGTATATCTGCGAAATAATCGAACGACGCACCCACAAAATTACCTTCATAGTTGCGTCTCAGTATGTTATTGGTATCGTACACGACGAAAAGTGCAAACAGAGGCACGACGAGTTCCGAGTATCTCTTACCGGAGAAGAGCCTCAACAAAATCAAACCCACGAGTGCGACAAACAAAACGGATCCGAGCGATCGAAGGTCGTATCCGAGGGTATACGTGATCACACCGAGCGTAAACATGGCGATGAAAATGGACACCGCATCGAGCAAAGCTTCCTTCGCGTTTTTCTTACCACGCGTACCCAAGAACATACCGGCGACGGCAGACATGGCCGTGAAAAGCATGAATCGCGTGATTATATTCTTCGTAAACGCAAACATGAGAAGCGCGATGAACCACGCGATCATGTATGTGAGTGCATTTTTGGCGAACGCTTCGCTCATCTTTGGATCATCTATGGTAGCCTTCGCAAAGCCGTATGTCACGAGTGATTGGAATATCAAGTTTGCGAAAACCTTGGATAGAAACATTCTATTAATATACACACGTAAATTAATTTACTTTTTCAAGAGTGCGTAGTGATGGTACAAGTGGATGCCGTTGATGTACAAACCTATCGACAGTGGTATTAAGAGGACTGGACGCTTTCTGTATATGGCTGGGAGCGCCGCGATCACGGTGAGAAGAACAATCGAAAAGTAGATGACTGGTGGCGCGATCAAACCAGTCTGTGTCCGGGTGAGACCCATGAAGAAACGTTTGTCGAGCGTATCGACTTCTTCGGTTGGTTCTGGTGCGTAGTATTCTTTTCCTTTATAACCTGGCATTTATTATATATGGAGAAAATAATGAAATACCTCCTGATACCCATCGTATTCATCGCGTTTGATTACTTCAAGAACCCCATAGACCGCCTGTATTTTCATAAACCACTCAGACCACTCGTGGGTATCAGAAATACACTATTGGATATGTTGTTATATAAACCGTTCTATCATCCAAATGATTTCAACGACTTGTGGATTCTCAAGTTATATCACAGGGAAATGCTCGATTCCGTGTATTCCGGTATGAAGAACGCTAAAAAGTATTACTTTCACGATGATGACAAATGGTTCGATGAGACCGAAAAATATTACTATTATAAACTCGAGGATTTTCCACTCATAAAAAGTAGGATGGACAAGATTCCGTGCGTCGTGGGTGGTATGATAGCTGTGATGGAAGGTCCGATGCACATACCACCACATCGAGCGGAGCATAACTTATACTTGCGATACCATCTCACACTCGAAGGTACGAGCACACTCACGACTGAATACGAGACACACGAACATAAAGCTGGTGAACACATGATTTTCGATCATTCGAGGTATCATAAAGTTGAGAAGACCACGGATGATAGACGGATCGTTTTGATTCTAGATATTAAAAGATTCTAATCTAATAGGTGATGCCTACACACAGCTTCATATAATTCGGAACCACCCACGAGCTCCACTTCATCAGTGTCTACGGTACGTTTCGTAAACGGACCAGACGTTCCATCCTTACACCTCATACACAACGCAGACAATTTCGTGACGTTGTCCGACATGGGTATACAATCTAATATTTCACCAAACTTTTCTTGTTTGTAATCGGCATCTAACCCCGCCACGATCACAGTCTTCTTGAGAAAGAGACACATGTGTATAAAATCCTTGAGTCTAGTAAAAAATTGCGCCTCATCTATGGCGACGACTTCCGAGGCACAAAAGTTCTCATCGAGAAGGGTGTCTGCGAGCTGATTCACTTTTATACAGTTGAAGTCCACATCATCGTGTGTATGAATCACGTCATCATTTGATCTCGTGTCCTTCATTGAGTTTATGACTGAGATTCTTTTACCCATGACTTTGTATCTCTTAAGACGTCGAATTAACTCCGACGTCTTACCAGAAAACATATTCCCCGTGATTATCTCGAGACTCATCTTAGTTCTTTTAGTATTTTTGTGTTTAAATAACTTCCTAAGTGATGCGCATCTCACGCGCAATAAAAATTTCGGTATATAATTTATGACGAAGATCATCACAGCAAATTTTTTGTTATGGAAGTCCATGGATTTACAGACCAATTCGAGGACAAAGAGACCTCGACGCAAAACAGTGACTTGCAATTGCCCAATGTGTTTCGATAAGTGTGAATACTATTGCCCCGAGACGGATTCATACAAGAAATGTAGACGCTGCGATGGATGTCGCATCAAATTGAATACGAGTGATTACGATTGGTTAGATTAAATTATGTGTAGTAATTAAGATGACCCTCACCGATCAGGAAATATCTAAGAAAGTTCGTGAACTGCGAAAAATCAAGGGTCCGGTATACGCACCTCTTAAATATTTCAGGGGGTTGAATACACTCAAGGATGTAGAAACTAGATACACGAAAATGAAAAAGAAAACGTACACTAAATTTTCAACAGATAAAGGTGTGAAAACCCGAACGTCTTCGTACACGAAACGATTCCGCGAAAAGTACCCGAACGCGAAATCCCTACCGGAAATCGCGAAGGCAACGAAGATACCACTAAAGACACTGAGAACCGTGTACGATCGAGGACTCGCCGCGTGGAGAACCGGACACCGACCGGGCGCTTCTCCACAGGCGTGGGCGTATGCGAGAGTGCATAGTTTTGTGATGAAAGGGAAGACGTATTATACTGCGGATGCAAATTTGTGCATATAAGACACTACATGGAAATTATACTTTTAATCCATTCATTTGCTACCGTATTCCAAGAAGGTTCCACTTTTAGTGCTTGTTCTTGTAATTCGTTTCTTATATTATCAGTATACTTTTCATCATTTATCATGTTTACGATATCATTTGCAATATCTTTATAACTTTCAATTTCATTATTTTGACGGTCCATTTTGAAAAATTTACCAATGCGTTCATTAAATACATTTTCACGTGTAATCAATGGAATACAACCAAGTAAAGCGCTTTCTCGAACTGATATACAATCTATCTCAGATGGAGAATCTGTTAAATAGATATGGAACGATGATTTTTGCTTTTCTTTGATAATCTCACTCATATCAACTCGTCCATGGTCATAAACACCATCTGTTTCGTTAAAAAGTTTATTAATTTTATTTTTTAATACAATGGAACTGAGTTCCAT